CAGTAAGAAGAGACCCTACTGAACCTTTATTATACGCAGGGAAAAAATAACTATGCCTTCTGATGATGTATATCTTGGTAATCCGAATTTAAAAAAAGCAAATACTCAAATTGAGTTTACTGCTGATCAAATTGCTGAATTTATTAAATGTAAGAAAAATCCTGTATACTTTGCAAAAAAGTATGTTCAGATTGTTAATCTGGATGAAGGTCTTGTACCGTTTCAACCTTATAAATTTCAAGAGAAGTTAATAAAAAGATTCCATAAAGAGAGATTTAATATATGTAAGATGCCACGACAGACTGGTAAGTCTACTACTGTGGTTGCATATCTTCTACACTATGCTGTTTTTAATGACAGTGTGAATATTGGTATTCTTGCTAACAAAGCAGCAACTGCTAGGGAACTTCTTGGTAGATTACAAACTGCTTATGAGAATTTGCCTAAATGGATGCAACAGGGTATAATAGCATGGAACAAGGGGAGTTTAGAACTTGAGAACGGATCAAAGATACTGGCTGCTTCTACGTCTGCAAGTGCTGTCCGAGGTATGTCCTTTAATATCCTCTTTCTTGACGAGTTCGCTTTCGTCCCGAATCACATTGCTGACTCGTTCTTTGCCTCTGTTTATCCTACTATTACGTCTGGTAAATCAACGAAAGTAATTATAGTTTCAACCCCACATGGTATGAATCACTTCTACCGATTGTGGCATGATGCAGAAAAAGGTAAGAATGAGTATATTCCAACTGATGTTCATTGGTCTGAAGTTCCTGGTAGAAATGCCAAATGGAAAAGATCTACCATAGCAAACACATCAGAACAGCAATTCAAAATTGAGTTTGAGTGCGAGTTTTTAGGATCTATTGACACGTTAATATCTGCAAGTAAGTTAAAAGCATTAGTATATGATAATCCAATAAAGAAAAGTGCAGGATTGGATGTATATCATCCTACCCAAGATAAGCATGACTATCTGATTACTGTTGACGTTGCAAGAGGAGTAGGAGAAGATTACTCAGCATTTGTAGTGGTTGATATTACCGAGTTTCCCCATAAGGTAGTAGCAAAGTATAGGAATAATGAAATCAAACCAATGATATTTCCTAATGTAATATATGAGGTTGCAAGGAATTATAACAATGCGTTCATACTTTGTGAGGTAAATGATGTAGGAGATCAGGTTGCTGCTATCTTAAACTTTGATTTGGAGTATACGAATCTATTGATGTGTTCTATGAGAGGTAGAGCAGGCCAGATCGTTGGCCAGGGGTTCTCAGGCAAGAAGACTCAATTGGGAGTTAAAATGTCCAAGACAGTTAAAAAGGTTGGTTCCCTCAACCTTAAGGCTATCATAGAGGAAGATAAACTCTACTTTAATGACTATGAGATCATTTCAGAATTGACTACCTTTATATCCAAGAGTAACTCATTTGAGGCAGAGGATGGATGTAACGATGACCTTGCTATGTGCTTGGTAATTTATGCATGGTTGGTTGCTCAAGACTATTTCAAAGAATTAACAGATCAAGATGTGAGAAAGAGATTATATGATGAGCAAAAGAATCAAATAGAACAGGACATGGCACCATTTGGTTTTGTGTCTGATGGACTAACTGAAGAGACTTCCTTTGTAGATCCAGAAGGCCAAAGGTGGCATTCTGATGAGTATGGAGAAACTGGTGGAGGGATGAATTATATGTGGGACTACATGTAAAAATGCACGTAAGAGTGGGTAAGTTATAAATAATTTTAGTAAAAAAATTGAATTTTCTATAAGAGGGAAAGACATGTCGCTTAACTTAGTATCACCTGGAACCAAGGTAAGGGAAGTTGACTTAACTGTTGGTAGCATTACGGGAGCAAATGAGCAGGTTGGTGCAATCGCAGGTCCATTTGAGAAAGGACCAGTCGATGAAGCAATCTTAATTGAGAATGAACAAGACCTTGTTGCTACTTTCGGAAAGCCACTTTCGACAGACGCACAGTATGAGTATTGGTTAACTGCATCGAATTATCTTTCTTATGGAGGAATCCTAAGAGTATTCAGATCAGATGGAACAACACTCAACAATGCGAATTCTGGTACAACACCTTCATCTGCTGGAGGATCAACGGTAAAAATTAAATCGTATGATAATTATCAAGAGAATTATACAACAACTTCAAATGAACCATTAACTTTTTCATATGCTGCCAAAGATCCTGGTACATGGGGAAATGATTTAAAAGTTTGTACAATTGATGCTGCTGCTGATCAGAGGCTTTCAATTACTGCTACTAAAGCTGAAGCAGCGAATTATGCAGTTGGTTTGGGAGTTACCCAATCAATTGCTGGAGTAGTTCGTGCTGCTGTTGGTACTGGAAATACTTCATCTTATGATGGATATTTGAGAGGTATAGTTACTGGTCTTACAACTGCAGTCACAACTGGATCAACAACAAACTGGGATTATACAGTTGACATAAAAGTTACCGATTGGGTAAGTGATGTAGGGGTATCAAGTGTTACTGATTATTCACAACTTTCTTTTGCAGCACCAGCAGTAATAAGTGTTGACACTGCTACTGGTCTTGGAACAACAGAGGGTACTACTGATACTGCTTATGATATTACCATTACTGGTATTACTACTTCAAATCTCAATGGAGATGCAAGTAAAGATCTTGCAGTAGGAGACGTTGTTTCTACAGCATCTACTCTTGTAACTGTTCCAACAGGAACCAAGATTGTTTCAATCGGAACATCTGAAGTTACAGTAGACCAAACAATTACTGGTATTGCTACAGTAGGATTTACATTCACAAGAACTGTATCTACTAGTACCGATACGAACGTAATGTATTTTTCTGAGGCAAATCATACTGCCAAGAAAACTGTAACATCTGCAACATCTTTAAAAGATTGGTATAATGAGCAAACTCTGGGATTAACTAATGAAGATATTTCTTGGAAGTCAATTGCAGAAAAACCTGGAACATCTCAGTATGCTTCAGAAAGAAGTGCTAAGAATGATGAAATACATGTCGTTGTCGTTGATGACAAAGGAACTGTAACTGGAATCGCAGGAAACATTGTTGAGAAGCACACTTATCTATCCAAAGCAAAGGATGGAAAAGTTTCTCCAACTGAAAATTACTACCTAAAAGATGTTATTGCACAGCAATCAGAATACATCTATGTTGGTTATTCAACTTCAGGTGCTGCATCTGGATTGACTGATGCAGGAAGTGATGCATTTACAGCATCATCTACTTCAACTACTGGGCAAAATGCACAGGGAGTTACATTTGATGTTCGTGGTGCTGAGACTTATACACTATCAGGAGGTCAAAATTATACTGCTGCTGGTGGATATGCTGCAACTCGTGCAAACGTATTGCAATCCTATGGAAAACTTAGAAATCCTGCAGAGTATGATATTAACTTCATACTTCAAGGACCATCTGGTGGTGTCAATATCTGGGACTCACAAGCAAAAGCATCAGAACTAGTTGCTATTGCAGCTGAAAGAAAGGATTGTATTGCTTGTATCTCTCCACATAAAGGAGGAGTTGTTAATGTATCAAATACTGATACACAGACAGATAATATAATTGAGTACTATGATAAGATTCAATCATCATCTTATGCGGTGTTTGATTCTGGTTATAAGTATGCGTTTGATAGATGGAACAATGAGTATAGATATCTTCCCTTGAATGGTGATGTTGCTGGATTGATGGCAAGAACATCAATCAATTCATTCTCTTGGTTCTCACCTGCTGGATCTTCTAGAGGTGCAATCAACGGAGCAATTAAACTTGCATATAATCCATCACAGGCACAAAGAGATCAACTTTATCCTAAGAGAATTAACCCAGTTGTTGCTTCTCCTGGTGCTGGTATTATTCTCTTTGGAGATAAGACTGCACTTGGACATGCTTCTGCCTTTGATCGTATTAACGTTCGTCGTTTGTTCCTTACTATTGAGGATACGATTGAAAGAGCAGCAAGAGATCAGTTGTTCGAGTTTAATGATGTAATTACTAGGTCGAACTTCCTAAACATTGTTGATCCTTATTTACGTGATGTTAAAGCGAAACGAGGAATTAACGAATATGTAGTTATTTGTGACGAAACAAATAACACACCTGACGTTATTGATTCTAATCAATTTAGAGCTGACATCTTTGTTAAACCAGCAAGATCTATTAACTTTATTGGACTTTCTTTTGTTGCAACTCGCACTGGAGTTAGTTTTGAAGAAGTCGTTGGAAACGTTTAATTAAATTTACTTAGAGGAAAACATTAATGGCAAACCTAAACATTCCTGCTACTAAAGACAGAACCCTTGATGCGTTCAAGGGTAGAATGGTCGGGGGTGGTGCTCGTCCTAATCTATTTGAATGCGAGTTATTCTTCCCCGACGATGCAATCCCTACTTCATCCACAAGAGATGAAATTACGGATAAAGTTAGATTTCTGGTTAAAGCAGCTGCTCTTCCAGCATCTAATATCACACCAATTAACATTCCATTCAGAGGAAGGAATCTAAAAATTTCTGGAGACAGAACATTTGATCCTTGGACAGT